CAGCGGTTGCGCCGGTATCTACACGAATCCAGTTTGAACCGTCAGAAAACACGAGGTTTCCTGTACCAGCAGCGGCACCTTCAGCAGCCTTACGAGCATCTGATACATAGTAAATGTAGCCTTCGTTGTCGGCTGAAGCCGCAGGCAGGTTTGCAAAAAGGATTGGGGTGGCCCAGAAGGCGGTATCTACCTTCAGTGGACCCGAAAAAGTTGTACGAGCCATTTAGATCTCCTGTCGTGGCTAGTGTCAGCCGCACCATGCGGCTGTCAGGGATGACTTATTATACACAAAAAAAGGGCGGCACGAAAGCCGCCCTTTGTATTCATTTTGCCTACGCTTATGCGCCCGGTGAACCGAACACAGTGCGTGGGTCTGAGAAGCCGAAGCTGTAACGCTCACGAGCTTTAAACCGCATGTTGCCAGTGTCGAAGTCTGGATCCATTGCAGTTGACAAAGCCATGCGCTCAAAGTGCTTGAAGCCGTTTGGCGCATCAGTCTTGATGAAGAAGGCGTCAGTGTCGGTTAGGAAGTCGTTGACTACATAACCTTCTGGCAGCATTCCTGAAGACTTGATGGCGTTGATGTCGTTGTCGGCTGTACCAACCCGAAGGTTTGATACGAGCAAACGCTCGGCAACAAACTGAAGCTGACGAGGAATGATCAGCTTCATGCCACGAAGGGCAACAATCAGGCCGCGCTCATCCACGAAACCTGCGATGTTGATAAGAGCGTCTTCCAAAGAAGTTTCGTTCAAATCAGCAGCGACGCCCGGCTCGTTGGCAAAAGTGCCGCCAGATGTAAGCGGGTGTGATGCGTCACACAGAGCAACACCGTCACCACCAGCAAATGCGCCGGCAGAGAATGCGTTGTTCAGGATAGCCGCAGCTTTAACCTGCTTTGTGTGTGCCATCGAACGAGCGAGGGCACGAGTGTAACGAGATGCTAGACGATCATAGAGATTGTCTTCTACAGCTTCCTCAGTGATTGAGAAGGCCATAGCAACTGTCTCGTGGTTGTACCGAGCAGTGTAGGCTTCTTGTGCATCATCATATGATACACCTGTGCCTTCACCTTTAGTCGGTGCAGCCCCGAATCCAGACAACATTACCTCTTCTTCGAACGCACGGTCAGATGACTCTGTGTCGAAGATTTCGGAATGCTGGTTCTCGTACCGGTTGTATTCCATACCAAAGAGAGCATTTAGACCGGGCTCTAGTTCTTTGGCGAGTTGTGCGCGAGAAATAGCCATATCTAAACTCCCTTAAGCGATTGCAGCTTCAGAATTAGACTGAAGCAGTGCGTGGTTATTAAGCATCACAATCATAGGAATACCGGCGGCAGTGAAGTCTGCATTCTCTGGATCATCAAGAATGCCAACAATCTTCAAAGGAAGAGAAGCGTTGGCTGCGTCAAGAGTTGCAACATCAAGCTGTGCGCTAGAAATGCCAGTGGTTGTGCTGCCGCTTGCGCCACTATTGAACTGTGAGTTCTCAAAAATGGCTGCTACAGCAGTAGCTTTGTTTGTGATGGTTGCGTCTGTCGCAATTATAAAGCGCTGCATCGGGTTGTCGTACACATATCCGATAATATCGAAGTTTGTGTTCGCACCCGAACCGGGCCAATAATTTGAAAAGACCTTTTTACCAGTCACGGAAGAAACATACTCACAGCCAGCGAATACGCCTACGGGAGCCTCAGTGTCACCGGTTGCAGAACAAATAACGATTTCACCACCGTTATCCGCTTTCACCATTGACCCCTGATAGATCGCGCTTGCGCTGCTGTCGATGAAGTATGCGTTTGTACCGCTAGTAGCAGGTGTGCTACCGGCAGTATTGATCGGCTTGAGGCCGAAGGCAACATTAGTGTTTGCCATTGCTTACTCCTTATCAAGTGTGGGGGTTAGTCCTTGCCCCCGAATGATACACGACTTTTCCGTTCATTATGAATCGGCATTGAGGGGTGTTGTTCCCTCATCAGGTTATCGTCCACGGCTTTCATTTGATTGCGGGTCTGCTCCCGGAAATATTCAGTTCTTTCATCTACCGTTTCTTCTGGAATTCGAGCAAGCATTAGTCCGCCTACCCCGATAACTCCAGCATGTTTACCATCTTCAATCGTTGGATAACGGTCGGCCAGTTCAGGATATTCTTCTGCCCTTACTGGTTCCCACCCTTCCCGGATCTTTGCATTCACATTCAACTTGTCATCTTCGCCACGAATAGATGTACGAATCCAACGATGCTTGTAGCCTGCTGGTGCTTCCGGTGCCTCCAACTTAGAAGGCGGTGTCCACGGCTTACGCCGTGTAGTTTTTGCGCGAGTTGTTGCTTCGCGAGTTGTTCTATCAGCCATTGTTTAATCCTTCACATACTTTGCATATTCTTCAAGCGGAACATTCAGACGTTTCGCAATTGATATTTGCGAAGGAGTCAATTTAACTGTTCTGCGCCCCTTAGATGACGACTTAGAAGCCGTGGACTCAGCAGAAGCGACTCTGGGTCCCGCATCCCGTCTTGAGTTCTGAAACTTGTGTGGAAACTCAACACGGACTCTGCGATCTAACTCAGTATAGTACTCATCGGACGTTGGGTCAAACCCCTCATCCTCAATTAATTGACGATGTATGCCAAAAGCAGCATATGTCATGGTCTGATCTTGCCCAAACCAGTTGTTCTTTTCCGCCCAAGCCTCAGCTTTTGGATCTGGCCTAGCCGGCGCCGCTCTTTGTGGAGCTTGTGCTGGAACTTCTTGAGGAGCTTGTTGACGGGCGGGTGCTGCCTCATTACGTTGTTTGATTTGATCGTAGCGAGACCGCTCCATTGCAAGACGACTGATGTTTTCTTGCGCCTCAAACATGGCGTCAACATCACCCTCGTCATGAGCTTTTCTGTAAGCTTCTTTTGCTGCTATCACCTGAGACTCTAACCGCGTCCCAAACTCACCAACATAAGACTCGTCTAATTTTGTTAGACGATGCTGTAGCTCATCATTTTGTTTTTTTACCGCTTCAGCGTATTCAATAGCCGCCTGTCTCTGCCGCTCTTCTTCACGATACTTGCTTGTAAGCTTACGAATACGGCGCTGAACAGACTCGGAATAATTCTCTAATTCATCATCATCGTCCTTAGACTCTGCTTGGTCTTCAGCTTTAAGCTCTTCCTTTTGCTCTTCAACCTCACCACCTTCTTCGTCCTCGGCTATAATTTCTAGTTCTTCTTTTTCGGGTAGTTCTTCTTGCATACTAAGCTCCGTATGTTTTTATATCGTCTGGATCGACGATGGTTGCGATGACTTCATCATCGTTAATAATCCGGACTTCGCCACCCTCAATCTGGAATCGAGAACCAGCATATCTTCCGATACATACCCAATCGCCCTCAGAACACCACGGTCCAGCGTCGCCGAACTTATCCTCGTCCTTATATGCCAAAGGTCCTACCTTCAGTACATAAGCTACGACAGTGGCTCGTGCCTCACGCTCTCTTGCTTGATCAGGTACATAAACCCCACCTTCAGTCTTCTCACGACCCATATACGGCATGACGAGCAAACGCCAACCAGTGGGTTGCGGAATTCTTTCTTTTAGGGTTTTTTGTTTTGCAGCCTCTTCGGCTTTCTTTTTTGCCTCACGTTGCGCGAGGATGTAGTCAGGTACTATCAGAGTCGTCGTCATAATTAACCTTCTGTAGCAGGGCGTGAAGTTCATCAAGTGCATAGGTGAGCCCCTGAATCTCACCTACGGATGCGCGGTAATTTTCCATGTTGGAAACACTACCACTTGTTATAGAGACACTAATGTCTTCTATGCGGTTTTTCAAGGCTTTTCTGTACCTTGAAACAAAAAGAGATACGTCCATTTACTCTCCACAGTCGCAGTCGGGCTTACCACAAGCACATGTAGATCCATGCTCGTTCGGCATGTCCGTCAATGGACCGCCCTCTTCCCATGCTGCACAACTGTTTCTAGCACTGCACATAAACTTAAGCAACTGACAATAACCGATTTCTCCGGTTTCGTCCTTCATACACTGCTGCATATGCTCTGTAATGTTGAATACAGCGCAAACACCGCAGCTTTCTTCTGGATTAACTGCCGGGCCGTACTGATGTTCTTTGATGGCAAGGCGCTTGTTCTCTTCGTTAGTCTCAAGATCCTGCGTGGCAATAGGGCATGCATCCTGCATTTTGTCTACAGGGATGCCATCTTGAATTGCTTTTCCTAGATCAAGCCCGTCAGGGATTAGTTTAATTTCAATTCTCATTGTCCAACTGTCTCCATGCCGTACATATTCAAAATATCATTTAGGTCTGGCGTTCCCGAGCCGTACATGTTCTGATTGTCAGGTAAATTTTCTTCGTTAATAACCGACTGTATCATTTCCCCGATAGTCCGAAAACCGGCAGCTTTAGGATTCTCACCAAAAAGTCCCGTATTTTGTATTCCTGAAGGGGTGCCGAGTCGGCTATCTCTCAAACCTAGGTTCATCTTATCCGTGAGGGTTTCAGATTGATTGGCAGGAGCGGCGAATTGATTTTGAAAATAATCTTGCACACCCAAAATTTGGCCTTGCCCCTTGTCAATCGTAGCTTCGGTTGGACGAGATGAACGAAAGTTAGGTAAACTAACTCCAGACAGTTCGATAGGACCGTTTTTCCCTGCTATAAAAGATCGCCCATCAACCTCAAACACCGAGCCCATCGCTGGAGCAGTGGGTGTCACACGATTACGGATGTCGGCTCTTGTCTCATAGTTAGCTGGGGTCAAAGATCCTATGCCAGCGTTAGTGGTAGGGGCAAGGTTTGGGGAAAACCTTGCCCGAAGAGTATCTACTGCCTGTGCTGCTTGAGCCGCTGCTTGACTTGTATTGAGGCCGCCAAGCATCATACTACCCAAAATGCCGCCACCCGCGCGAGGGTTATTGGGGTTGAATGAGTCAAAACCATCCACCCCCGGCAAGCCATATTCTTGTGTACCTATCTGACCCAACGCCAACCCCGGAAGGCCACCAAAAAGACCCATCGCTCCACGAGCAAGCATTTCACCTATGCCTTGCTTTCGAGCCTGTTCCATCACAGGCCCGTAAACTGTTTGGTAGCCTGCGTCCTGCACTCCTGCACGAAGCTTTCCTTTTTCAGCCGTGTCATAAGCGTCATTGTAACCAATTTGACCCTTTACATTTTGAGGGTTCATGTACTTAGAAAACTGGTTCCTAGCAATACCCATACGAGTATTGAGATCCATATTACCTGAATAGTCGATCTTACTGGGGTCTATACCCAAAACCCGGCTAAAAAAGCCCTCTTTACCATATGGATTCGAGGCAGTAATTCCACGTTGAGTATTAAAAAGACCCTGCATGTCTGCTACAGCTTGGTTCATATTGGTCGAAGTACCAGTGTAGCCCGGGTTGTCAGCGTCGTTTACAAAGTTTCCGCCAAAGGTATAGTCACCAAGATCTCCCCCCGATGCAGCAAAATTAGCCGCAGCAATATCTTGCTGTAGAGATTGATCCATATCCTCATCGGACAGACCAGATGAACCTTGGTTCCAGTTACCCATTACTTAACTCCGGTGAACTTCGTGCCTTGAATTGCTTTACCATAGCCGCCGCAAGCCATATACTTGCCAGCCTTGGCTTCGACAATGTCTTCGGTCTCTGTGACAAGCGGGCGACCTTCACGGTTCATAGGATGATCACGCTTTGTCCGAGGGTCTTTCGGATGAACCTCGCCGTGCTTTTCGTAATACTCATCAAAAGCCTTACGCTTGGACTTTGGTTTTGAAGATGATTTTTCCATTTTTGTTCCAATCTTTGTGTCTTCTTTGAAAATACGCTCGGCATCCTCAAACCGTTTCATACGATCTTGAAGCCCCGGGGAATATTTTTTAATTACATTTGACCCGCCATCCTTGCGGCCTCGAGCCTTTTTCATAAGTTTCTGTGCAGAGGAACGGTTAATACCAAGGTCTTCCGCAAACTGATTTAATCTTACCTTCGCCATTATTGATTCACCGCTCCAGAAAATAGGGTCCGTTGATACGGATCCTGCGAGACAGGTCGTGGACCACCAGTTAAAGAGTAAGTTCCTTCTGGCCCATACATTGGCCCAACGGAAGGGTTATAAAAATCTAACGGCCCCTGTGAAGCGCTTCCAAAGCCGTCATTTCCTGTACCTGTAAAAGTTGGAAGTCTAGGCCCCGGAAGCTGCGTAGGTTGCGTAGAGAGCATACCCACGGTAGGAGCAAAAGGATTGGTATCCATAATTTTATCGGTCTGCCCCGTGCGCCGTAGATAGTCTTCATATGCTTTTTCTTGCATACCGCCCAAGCTACCAGAACCCATCTGACCAAAATAGCGACTCATATAAATATCTTGTGTACCTATTTGAGGCTTACTCATAAAATTAAGATACTCATCTGAGTCAAAAAAACCCTGATCGATATCTGGGACTGCCGGCTGCATAGGTTCATTCGGCGATGGGAA